ACATAATTATTTAATAAGGTACATATAATAAAATTAATAGAGAAGATGATTTTTTTAAAAGGTATTTAAAAGGTACATTGTACGCTCTATTTCTAAGAAGCCTATCGCGTCGATTGATGGAAGGCTTCTTTTATTTTTCAAAATCTAAATTAAATGCCTTATATAAACCTTTATGTAGAGTAAATCTATTTGCTAAATTCATTTTCATTGTAGGATTCTTATGTTTAAACATTGCTTTACTTTTATTTAAAGTCTTCTTCTTCCTTTTATCATAATAAGGAACTTCTATGACTTGACCTATATATCCATTATCAAATAATATGTTAAATACTTTTCTTATATAATCCTCATTTTTATCCGAAAAATATTTCTCTGCTACATATCTGAATCTATTGTAAGTAAAGTCTGTTCTGCCAATATCAGAAAAAACTATTTCAAAATTATCAATATCATTATCTAACATAAATCCGCTTAATTCATTTTTCATTTCTTCATAAAAATAATCCGTAGAATATTGATCCATTATATATTTTAACTGTGAGTAATTCACTTTATCATTTTGAGGGTACTCCTTTTTGCATTGTTCTAAAAACTGTAAAATATCTCTAGGTTTATTAAGGGTATACTGAAGAACATATTTAAATGATTTTAAATGATTAATTCTTGGAGGAAATATATGATTCCAATGATTATCTAAATCATCTTCTTTTACTCCAGATAATAAAAATCTTAGTTTGACAACTTCCATTAAGTCATTTGGGTTATTCCAGTCTAACTTGATTCCACCGTCTCTTTTTATTTTATTAAAATCTGGATCTGTAATACCACTAAGTATATCTTCTCTTGCAAGTATGATTATTTTTATAGGTATATTTTTTCTAAATAAATAATCATTTATTTGACCTATTGATCTAAATAAACCTGATAGCATTTCTATTTTTAATTTTTCATGCCTTAAAATGTCATCTAATCCATCTATTATCAAGTAATTCTGAATTCCATTAAAATCTATATCGCATAAACTTCTTTGTAAATACTCACAAAGTTCTGATAATGAATAATCAACTAATGTAAGTTTTCTTTTCTCACTAATTAATTTGAAATATTTTCCCATAAATTCTATATTTTTAAAACTTCTAACAGTACTATTTATAGAATCTAAGTGCATTAAATTATTATCTTTTAAAAAGTCAACTATATTATAAAAAGATTCCACGGATGTATAATCCATAGAGCTTGACAAAAACTTATATATCTCTATTAACAAAGTTAAATCCCATGCTAATTTAAATTTTTGGCTTCCGTTATATTCTTCTCTGCTCAATGTTGAAAATTTATCAAATTCAAAGTTTGCAAGTGTAACTTGATGTGCATTTAGATTTTCATTTGACTCAACTAAGCTTCTAATTTTAGCACTATATGCTGTTTTTCCTACCCCTTTGTTTCCCATTAAAATAAACTCATTACTATTTAATAACTTATCTAAAATTTCTTTAGGGTCATAAAAAGCCTCTCTAAAAATATCAGGTCTACGCGTAAATTCAGTCTCTGAATCTGCAAAACCAAAAGTATAATCTTTTAACTTCATAAAAGCCCCTTTCTTAAATGTAATTTTAACTTTATGATATCAAAGAATAAATATTTTTTCTACAAATTTATCCATAATATCATAAAGTTATTCTTTTTATACATTTATTGTATGAAAATTGCTAAATCAACTCTAAATAATCTGTACTTATATATCCAAGCCCTTTATTACCTTTATATCCCTCAATAGATACCCAACCATTTAGACAATAATTAAGTTTAACTATATCTCCTTTATTAAGTTTTCCTATTATATTATATTGAGTTCCTCGGTCGTATCTAATATTTAAAACATTAGCTGTTACTTTTGCTTTTTTACCTGTATAATTACCATTTTTAAAAGTTAAAGTATCACTATCACATTTAAGTTCTTCTTCTACCATTTTCTTAAATTGACTCATATTAGTTCTATGAGGACAGTTCTTCTTAGCAAAATCTCTATGAGCTTTTACTCTATCGATTCCCCAACCATACTTTTTAAGAAGTTCAGCAACTACTTTAGCCGCTAACTTTTCAGCACTTGTAAATCTAGTGCCTCCACTTTTAGAATAACAAATCTCTATTGAAATATGTTTTCTATTTCCTTGTCCATTACCATCTCCACAAGCATAAGCACTTCTGTTAAGAGGTAATCCTTGTATAGCTTCTTTATCATCAACAGCTATATGATAAGATACTTTGTTATTGTTAGATTTCATATAAGAAATTTCATTTTTAGCTGAGGCATCATTGTAAGTATTATGTACTGATATTCCTATTGGATTCATGCTATAAGGGCATTTTATATTATATTTGTTACTACTTACTAAATCTTGTCTTATTAAACTCATATTAATTACCTACCTTTTCACTGTATTTTTTATTACCTTTTTTTAATTGTATTAATGCATTTTTTAATTCTTCTGGCACAGGAATACCAATTGCAATAATATTTTCTAATATGCTAAAACCTTCATTACCTATATACCAAAAGCAAGTAATGCTTCTAAATACCCACCCTTGACCAAGTAATCTATCTAAAGATACAGCTACTATTAAAATGATAAATATGGTTGATTTTTTTAATATTCCTTTGCCGCCATATTCACTACTAATCTGTTTATTAATAAATGCTTTAGTTATACCTGTTATATAGTCTAAAACCATAAATGTAACTAAAGTCATCAATGGTAAGTCCCATGCTCCAAAGAGCCAAACAAAGAATGTCCCAATTGTTGCCATGATAATATTTATCCTTTCGTTGTATATATTCATAGCGACCTCCTTTAAAATATGTTATAATTTATATATAAAAGAGGTCGTAATTACATAAAAGAGACTGTGAAGTTGTTTGCCCTACTAATCACAGTCTCTTTTTTATTTATATTTTTGTATTAAAAAAAGAACTCTTAAAGTTCTAACGTTGTATTATTTATATCTGCAAAATCTTCTGGGTATAATATGTAAGCTAAACTTTGCATATCCCCACTTAAAACTGCTTGAAGCCCTTCCTCTAACCTTTTATTTTTGGCTTCTAAAATGGATATTTTATCATATATCTTTTCTTCCTCAGTTTCAATTTTCTCATATATTGCGTTTATTTTATTTTGTACAATATCAACGCTTAATTTTAGTGTATACCCATACTTATTACTAAAACTTAATTCAGAAACAATGTGTGGTTCTTTTAATTTATCTTCAGTTGGTTTAGTATAATATATCTCGGTTACAACGTATTTTGTATTATAAAAATAATATATCATTTTTATCACACCTTTCTTAATCTGCTAAATCTTCTGACGCATAGCCAAACTCTAAGATAAATTCAATATAACCGGAGTTTGCTGATGATTTCGTTTTTAATTCTATAACATCTCCACGCCTAAGCGTTGTTAATTGAGTAACAACACGCTTTTGTAAATCTGAACTGTAACTATTCCCCTTTGCTATAAGTTCGGTAACAAGTTCAGAGTTTATGAATACTCCTAAATAAAAATCATATGAAGTGTCATCATTTCCATAATATCGCCTAGCTTTAGATGTCATTCTAACACAATCAATATATTCATCATTAGTGTTTAAAGTATATGTAACTCTAGTAGTATATTGAGAAGTTTTACTATATTGTGTTTCCGGAACTGAATATATTGTTTTAAAGATTCCCGTTCCAAATTTCCTAATATTCATATTTGAAACCTTATCAATCAAATTCGACATTTTATCAATATTACTACAGTCTACACCTTTATTAATAAGTGCATTTTTAAAATCATCTTTCGTAGTTTGTAAAGAGTTTTCAATCTCTATAACTTTATCTTTAACATCTTTTAAAGAGGAATTTTCTTCTAATTTATCTATTTCTTTTTTTAACTTTATTATTTTACCTTCGCTAGTTTCATAGTATTTTCCCTCTATAGCACAATCAAAGACAGTTATCCAATCTTGACCATTTACACTTACTTCTGTCTTAGTTTCATTGTATTGAGTTGTAGAGTTACCACTTGGGAAATATCTTCTTATTCTTATTCTGTCTATATCATAAATACCCCCTAAGTCAATAGTAACATTTCCTAAACCACTAAATGCAAATGATGCATTATCGCTCCCATCTGTAACAACAGAAGCGTCATTTGTTCCCGCCTTTGAAGGTGTTACAGTTTTACCCAGTGCAACATTTGTATTATTATAATCATAGGCACATATTTCATTCCAGTTATTGTTAGCCCCATTCGTATTTCCGTTTGACCAATCTCGGATATATCGTATTCTCATATTTCACCTCCTATAATAAATCTATAATTTGATTACAAGAAGTTATCAAACTTTCCCTATTTGTTCCTAATTCACTTTGTAAACTTAAAATACTTGTTTTGTTTTCCTCTATCGCATCTTGTACGTTGGTAGCGGCCATACCATTTGTACTATTATCAAAACTTGTACCTCTTGCATCACTTGCTTTATTCTCAATCTCTCTCTTTAATTCTCCATATGCTTCATCTATTTTATTATTATCATCTACAAAGTCTTGCCTTTTAACATATTCATTCCCTGCCCATTGATTAAGTTGAAGGTTAGGAGTTTTATTAGTGCTTGGCATTTATATTGCTCCTTTCTGTCTATAAATTTCAAGTTCATCCCATGTAAGATTTTTATTATCCCATTCATCCCATGTATTATTATAGTTATCAAACTCATTCCATGTCATATATGTAAACTCATATTCATGAGCTAAATGAGCCGGTTTAATTTGCCTTATGGTTTTATCGAGCTCATCTAGTTGCTCTGGAATACCTTTAGTACCTATAAACTTTACAATAAATCTATAGTATTCAAATATCTCTATAATATCTACTTCACCATTTGAATATGCTTGTGCTGTGTTTTTTAGCATTTCTTTAGTTGTTGTACCTTGTCCTCGTTCTTTAGCTTTTAATATTTCTCTACGTTGTTCATAGCTTTTATTATAATCCGTAATAATTCCATACTCAAACTCCCAAAGATCTAATCCCCATGTAGCTGTTGATATTGCAAATTGTTTTGCCATATCATCAATGATGTAATTTATTCTAGCTAACTCATATGAGTTTGTGTTTTGAACACCGGTCATTTCTTTACAACTTTTATAATCTGAATATAAGTATGCCATTAAGTCCGGTCTAGTATTATTTATTTCATAGCTCACATCACTGCACCTCCATAGCAACAGTTCCTAAAATAGGTATATCTTCTTCTTGTAAACTAACATTTGACATTGCATTATTTAGTTTTAATTCAGTATAATCTAATACACCATCTGTACCTAATAATACATTACCTATCTTAGCTATGGATACATATGTATCATTGAAAGCTATTTGTTTAAAATAATTTACTAGATTTTTTTCGAATGACACTTTTATATCTTCTAATGAATATCCTCTTGCTAAATATATAGTAGTATTAACATTTATGGGTAATTCTTTAGCACTCTTGACCGTTACTTTTGCACCTGTAGGTCTTTGTGTTTCTATATAGTTATATACTTCTTTTTCTAATGTTTCTGATACCGCTTTTCTATCAGGATCAACTATAACTACCTTTATAGTTCCTTCACCATTCCAAAGGGGAAATGTTTTAGCATCTCCAACACCTGCAACATTTTTAGCCCATATCTTATAATGAGCTTCATTTCCACTAGTTCCAGGATTTCTTTTTCTTTCAAATGTTCTTTCTCTTAATGAGTTGTCATCTTCTTCATCATGTCCACCTTTTAATTCTTTTTCATTTGTTATACTTTCTATGCCATTAATAGGAGTTACTAAAACTGTTATAGTATTTCTTAAAACTTTTCCATTAGATCCTGGAACAATAGCTTCTATTTCTATATTTGTAACTTTAGTTTCATCAATTTTTGCATCTGTAATAGTTTCAAATTCAATACCTTCTTTCGTTTCTGTTGATGCAGTCGAAACTATTGTTCCTGACGGTATTGTAGTTCCTGGTTCTCCTGTTATAGTTATAAATCCATAAGCTTTTGTAGCTGCTTTTCTTTGTATTCCTGAACCATCGGCCTTTGCATCTAAGTACTTTCCGTATGTAGTCTGTAAAAATGCTATTCTAAGCAGATTTTGTAGTTTAATTTGTGTCATATAAGCATGTTCTTCTGCAGTCGGCCTTGTAGTATCCCAAAAAAAATCCCCTTCGATTGTGTTAATATCAGAAGGGGCCCTATCTATCATTCTCTTATGTATATCATCTGCACTTTCATTTAGAAAATCTGGAATAGGTATATCTACAATTATATTCTCTATATCCATGCATTATCACCTCACTTTCAATTCATTTGATAGTGTTGAATTATTATAATAACTATTTACATTATACTCATAGTATAAATTTCCATCATACCAAGTAAATTTGAAATTATCTACATCTATAGTCTTTGGATGTACCATTAAGGCTTCTTTGGTCATTCTTTTTACTTCTAGTTCTATAGCTTCTCTTGATAACTTACTACCTCTTAAGCTATCAATTTCATGTCCAAATAAATCACTATATGCTAATAAAAATCTGGGTGTTCTCATTACTTTTTGACACCATTGTATATAAGCTTCATCTTCATTACACATAGCTATAGTTCCATCAATATTTTTTACAAATTCACCTTTGTTAAAATCAAACTTATATGATCCTTTAAACTCTACTTCTTTGTTACTTTGTATATCAAATTCTTCAAAGTCTGTATCAACAGGGAATAAATTAGCCATTATGATATCCTCCCTATAACTATAAATTCATTTCCACATAAAGCTACGAGAACTCTATCTCCAGCTTCTAAAGGTTTTAAATAACTTGGAGTTTTTACCTTATGCTGATGATCTATGCTATCTGTATCTGCTAAATATTCTTTATCGATTTTTAAGTAGTCTAAAATAGAGTAATCTTTTATTTCATATTTAAAATTATCTAACTTTAAACCGCTAGAACTTATTACTCCTATTTCTATTCCAGTAGACATCATATGTTGTTTTAGATTTCTTTTAGTTTTTTGATTTAAAGATCTAGCTATTTCATTATATATTTCCATCACTATAAAACCTCTTTCTTATAATATCTAATGTCGATAAATTTAAACTCATTTTAGGAATATTTGCAAGCTCATGAGTAATATCTACAACATATAATTCTTTTCCATAAAGTGATACTTTGTCTCCTGCTCTTATACCAATTATATCTTTGCATCTTACACTTATGCTATCTTCTCCTGTATTAAATAGTCCTTCCGCTGCGCTCTTAGCCTTGTTAGAATTATCAATTTTTTCATCTTGTAATATTTTTTGTATCGTTCCAAACTTATCAGTATTTTTTTTATAAGTTCCTATAATAGGTGTTTTCTTATCATTCTTATCATTTTTACCTAATACCTTAACTTGAGTAACTAATCCACTTAAGCTATATTTTTCATCCATATCTTCTAAGACACTTTCTAACTTATAGACTTTAGTATTACTACCTATTTTAAATAAATTAAGTTTATTTGCCATCCTTAACTTATATAAATCTCCGCCTTTTACTGCTGTCTCTTTTAAATCCTTTTTCATCATAGAGAATATAGTGTCTTTTCTATATATAGCCTTTGAAAGTTTTATTTTTGTATCTATTAAGGTTTCGGTTGGTATTCCCCAGTCTTTACAATACTGATTAATCCTAGACGTTGCTGTACTTTCTCCAAATAAATATTCATCTTCGCTTTCTTCAATATATACTGTTCTTTCCCTGCACGATAAACTGATTTTTTTAGATTTTTTACTTTTGCTTAAATCCCATATAACACCACTAAATACTATATTATTGTCATCAATAAGTTTTATCTTATCTCCTTTAGAAATTCCTACTTTAGATAGTTCTTTAGTTTCCACAATGTTTATGCTTGCACTATACGCAACCCCATCTAAAGCTTCCTTTAATGTAATTCCTTGATTTAAGTTATTTATTTTATATCTATCTTTTAAAATTAAATCCATTAAGGTATCACCAACTTCATTCCAGCTTTTATAATATCTGGATTAGACCCAATAGTTTTTTTATTAGCGTCATATATTTTTCTCCACTTAGAACCATCACTATAGATTTTTTTTGATATTTTCCATAGTGAATCTCCTTTTACAACAGTGTAATTTTTAGACTTACTTTGTGTATTAGATCTATTATTATCTAACTTAGGTGATGAAGGTTTTTCTTTTAAATATTTAGAACTTACATATGCAACTCCATCTTTACCTTTAGAGTATTTGATTTTAGCCCATCCATTTTTTACTTCATATACATCAACCTCATTATTTGTATAAAGCTTTCCTATAATAGAATAACTAGTACTTGGCCCACTTCTTACATTTAATCTACTATTACCTACACTTACTATCATTTTTTTAGTACCTATTGCAACAGATCCAGGAGTTATATTTCCTTGATTTTTTTCTGGTATCGGTAGTTCTTCTATTTTTAATTCTTTATATGCTCTAAAAGTTATAGATATATATTTATCTCCTATTTCTCCTGATACATCCTCTGTTTCAAAATCAGCTATAGTTACAAGATCATTAAAATCAAAATCAGTTATTATAAGTCTTAAAGGTTCCTCTTGAAACATCCACTTTTCTATTTTTTCAACTGATGTTTTTGGATCTGGAATATCTTTATACCTACAAAATGAACCATATTCTTTTGGAAATAAAGTACTAAAACTTAAAGGATCTAAATTTTTTCCTCTTTTTAATACATCAACTTCACCAACATCCACAATATCTAATGTTTCAAATCTCTTACTTCTCTTAAATACCATTTTATCAAGAGGATTAACTGGGAAATGAAATTCTTCATTTAGCTTCTCATTTTTTAAATAAATATCCAAATTGATCACATCCCCTCTCTTATGTACTAAATGAAACAAGCACTTAAAAAATTATATTAAGTGCTTGTTTTATTATCTTATATTATCAAGAGCATATTTTAGCTCTTTACCTACTTCAACTACAACTTCTTTGACTATACTTTCATTATCTAATTCTGAATCAAAGTTATTATTTACTTCAACATTTACATCTATAGAAGATGGTGAAGTTGATGGTTTAGGTGTATAAACTGGGAATGTAGGTCCTCCAGAAAAACCTCCATCCCTTGTAGGTATTCCATCTTCATTACTTTCTTTAGGTTCAAATCTACTTCTACCTCCTGTTGTAAAGTATGATGATTGATTGCCTGCATTTCTATATCTATCTTTATTTACCATACCTAATTTTTCACCAGTCTCTTTCCATAAAGATATTGCTCTATCTCTACGTTTACCATTTAAAGGTATGATAGCTTCTCCTCCAGGTTCTTCTGCAAACAAAGCAACATGAGGTGTTGTGAATATACCACCAGTAGCATGTTTTGTCTTCGGCTTCTTTTCTGACTTGCCGCCACCTGTAATAGATTTAACTATATTAACTACACCTTGGATAGGATTACTTAAGAATGATTTTATATCACTCCATATCTTCTTAATTCCAGATGCTTTTTCTTTAAATGCAGAGTCCAATATATCAACTACTGCTTGTATAGGAGCTGTTAATAACGTTACTAACCCTTGCCATAATCCTGATATTACAGAAACAACACCCTCTACTATAGATTTAGCGCCGTTAAATGCTTGGCTCCAGTTACCTGTAAGTATTCCACTTATTAAATTTACTACTCCACTTATAAAAGAAGCTAGACCACCTATTATACCTGTTATAGCACTAATAGCACCTGATATAACACTAGTTGCTATTGAGAATGCACCAATTAACGCACCAATAAATATACTTCCTAAAAATTGAAGTATCGGACTTAATGCAGTTAAAATAGCACCACCTAGTTCTAACAATGCAGATCCTAAAGGAGCTAACTGGTTAAGTAGTTCCATAAATTGAGTACCTAGTTCAACAAGTCTATCTTTAACAAATGAAATTATAGGAGCTAAAAAGTCCATAATTACTTGTCCAATTTCATTAACTTTATTTCTAAATGTTTCAGACTTTTGATAAGCTAGTACAAATGCGCCTACTAGTAAACCTATTCCAAGTACAACCCATCCAACAGGACCCATTATTAAAGCCATAGCTTCTCCTAATGTTGCTGCTCCTCCTGTAAATAAGGCAATCGCATTCACAATATTCATAATTATAGGAACTACAGTAGTTATAATATTCATTCCACCCATTATAACTTTAAATGCTATAAATGAAGTCATAACACTTGCTATTATAGGTAATAATTTTTGTAATACGCTTTTAATTTTAGGTATATTGGCAACGAAAGAATCAACTACACCAACTATTGTGTCTGCCATTTCTGGAATCTTATTTAATAACCATTGAACAAAGTCTTTAGTGTAAGGAGCTAATTTTTCACCTAAGCTAATCTTCAAATCATTAACTGCACTTTTTAATAGTTTGAATTGGCCTTGTAACGTATCAAGCTTTGTATCAGCTATTTCTTTCGCTTTTCCATCAGATTCTGCTATTGCACTTGACAATTTATTAAAGTCAGATTCTGTTGCGTTTACTATAGCTGCCCAACCTGCCATAGCTTCTTGACCAAATATCATTGACAATGCGGCTCCTTGAGTTACAGAATCTAAACCACCAAGTTTAGTTCTTAACTCATTCATTGTCCCATTTAAATCTAAATTTCCATCTTTAGTCTTTTTAATTTCTATACCATATTTCTTTAATGCATTTGCAGCTTCTTTTGGAGGTTTTATAAGTCTTGTTAATCCACTCCTTAAAGCAGTGCCTGCCTGACTTCCTTTAATTGAAGCATTTCCCATAAGACCTATAGCCAAAGATAAATCTTTCATTTCAACTCCAAGCACTCCACCGACAGAACCTATATATTTCATAGTCTCTCCCATTAATTCAACACTTGTATTCGAGTTTGTTATAGTTGCTGCCATTATATCTACATATCCGTTAGTATCTTTTGCAGTAAGTCCCATTGCAGTAAGACTATCTGTTACAATATCAGAAGCTATACCTAAGTCAACAGAGCCGGCAGAAGCTAGGTTAAGTACTCCTGGTAAACCCGAAATCATATCATTAGTTTTCCATCCTGCCATCCCCATATATTCAAGAGCTTTAGAAGCATCTGTAGCAGAAAACTCTGTAGTTCTTCCCATATCTCTAGCCAATGTAGTAAGTTGTTGTAATTCACTTGCAGTTGAACCACTTACAGCTTGTACATTTTTCATACCTTGCTCAAAGCTTGCAAATTCTTTAACAGATGAACCTAGTCCTATTCCTCCAAATGCCATAGCTAATGCAGTTCCTACAGTAGCAAATTTAGTAACTATATTCTTAGTAAATGTATTTATTTTTCCATCTAGGGACTGTAGAGTAGGGCTTACATTATCTTTAATACTTACTATAGCTTGATATGTTTTTCCACCAAATGCAGACATTTTATTAGAAAGCTCACCTAATTTATTTCTAGTTAAAGATATTGCCCTTATAGCCGGATCAGCTTTCATATTGAGACTTATTACAGTAGATGCAGTTAAATTTTGTATCTTAGCTTTTACTTTATTTACCGCTTCTGATGTCTTGTCTTTAGCATTTATAATAGTATTTATAGGTCTATTAAATATCGTTGCCTTACTTTTTATTTTATTAAGTACAGGGCTAGCTTTGTCAATTACTCTAGCTGTACTTGTTATAACCCGATTTAATCTAGCACTTTTTCTACTAATCTTGGTTAAAGTACTCGAAGCTTTATCAACAACTCTAACAGAAGGACTCACTTTGATTTTATTTAATCTTTTCATCCTCTTTTCTGTCTGCTCTGCAAACTTTTCAGTAGCTTTTAGTTTTACTTTAGTTTCTCCATCACCTTTTACACCAACAACTAAATCAAGTCTATATATATCTTTTTTAGCCATATTCAACCTCCTTTCTATAAAAAATAAGAGCTACTTAATTATTAGCTCTTTAAGTTTTACTAGCTGATTTATTTTCTTGCTCAATTTCATATTTAGAAAAAGCCATTAAGAGCCTTCTGCACACTTCATTTATTTTTATTCCATAAAATTCATGAGGAGAAATATTATGCTTTGCAAATAAATTATATAAAAGTGTTATTTTGCCCCCTTTGGCTATTAGTTTTTTATATTTTCTACTTCCTCTAGTTCATCATCAAATCTAGATAACTCTAGTACTTTGTCACCTAAAGAAGCTATTTCACCTGCTAGAAACTTCATTTTTATAACTTGTCTACCATCAGAAGCTTTTAATGCATCTAATAACTTTTGATTATTCCAATTAGGTTTTACTGTAGCTTTCTCTATTAAAGCTGTATTAAATTCTTCTTCATCTAATTCCTTTACTTTATTTCCTCTTACTTTTCTTTCATAAGTACATTCTTTTTTTACTCTGTTTATTTCTTTTTCACTAAGTCCTTTTAGTGTAACTTGTATTCCTAATCTATCTATTATATAAATAGCTTCTGGTATAGGAGCTTCTTCCATAAGTTTTGATATTATTTCATCTTCTGTCATTTCTACTTTTTCTAAATTTAAATTCTCCATAATGTTATCCTCCATGTATTTAAGTATTTTTTAATATTTCTAACTAAAAAGGTTGTAAGTTATTTTTCAACTTACAACCTAGTATTTTTAATTTGCTTCTATAGGATCTAACAACTCATATCCTTCAAAAGTAAAAGGTGTTTCTTCTTCTACTAATTCATTAGCTTTTAAATTTACTAACTGAATTTTGTCTGCCATACAATTTTTAAGTCTTATTCTTTCATGGCCATATGCTTCTGGATCTTCTAAAGCTGTTATAATTTCAAATCTTTTAAATCCTCTTTTTATCATATCCGAAGTTACTTTATAACCATTCATTGAACCAGTTCCCTTTTTATTTCCTTCTTTATATCGAGTCCAATCATCCCCTAAAAGGTTTAATTCTTTTTTATCTAATTCAACATCTGCTGTACATTCTGTTAAATTCGTTTGCCATTCACCATCTAATAATATTTTACCCCTTGAACCATGTATAGTTCTTGATGCATCTAATGCCATTTATAATCCCTCCTATTTTACGTATCCAGTACCGTATATTTTCTTCATAACTCCTATATGCTCTGCACTCCATTTCCAATAGAATTCATCTTTCTTTGCTGTGGACTGTAACTCTTCATCTATTGCAACAACAAAACTAGGCTCTATTATTTGGTTTGCCACATATTCTTCAAAATATTTTTTAAAAGCAGTTGATACTACAATTTGACCATTTGTATTATTTCCCATCTTTCCTTTATATTTTTTACATACAACTTTTATATCTGTATCTACAGTATCTATAAAATCAACAGTTCTTATATAACGCAAATATTCTCCTTTATGACTATTTTCATCAATAGCCATAACATCTAATGTATTTACATCATCTAGTATTAATACATCGCCATCTTGATCCTTATAGCAAACTAAAGTACCACTATTTATAGCTTCTATTTGCTCTTCTTCTGACATATATTCAACATCGTTAAATGATGTTTTCATATTACATAAACTATCTTTAATACCTATTGAGCAAGCTAATGCAGCTATATGTATTGCACTTTCTGCCCTAGTATATGTTTTTCCATTTAAAGTACCTTTAATATTTACATGTACTATACCTTCATGGTTCATATTTATAGATTTATTATTTATTTCTTCATGCGTAACACTATCTTTAGAGCCTAAGAATGAACTTACTGGTCTACCTTTAGATCTTAGAGTATCTATCCATGATTTTATCGTTGTATTTAATTCTTCTTCATCAACACCATCTAATACAAACTTATTAAAGTTAACTCTTTCAAATTCACTTAGAACATTTACGTAATCTTCATTTGTAATATATTCTAATCCATTATTACCACCAGTAAGTTTTTGATTTACTATATCTGCTAATGGTAATTCACTGTCTGCTTTCTTTTCTGCTCTTATATATTTATTTCTTAAATGACTATTTATAGTGTTTACAATTGTATCTATATTTTTTGGTAATGCAGTAAAAGATAATATAGGTTTAGTTCCTTCAAATAAAATTAAGTCTTTTTTTTCACTATCACCTATATTTTCTCTTATAGTTATATTAAAGTCTCTATCTGTTGGGTATAAACTACTTATTTCTATAACTGTTACAGCACTATCAGATGCAGTATCTTTAATAGGTAATTTAGAGCATGCTGCATTTTCATTTGCTATTCTACACATTAATATTTCTTTTGGATTACCTAGCAAAGCTAATTTACCAAGTTTTACTGCAGAATATGTTTCGTCATCTCCAAAATGTTCTCTAAGATCTTTTTTATCTTTTATACTTATAAACTTACCGACCGGACCCCAATTAGCCTTTACAGGCATAGCTAGAACTCCTCCAGTACCATTTTGGATTGTATCTTGAGCTTTAAATGAGAAAGCATTATATACCCCTGGTAATTCTTTTTTATTTGTTTCATCCCATGCTCCTATCATCTTATTTCACACTCCTTTTTAAGAAACTTTCTACAGTTTCTATAAATTCATCTTTAGATATTTCAGTCTTTTTACAATTAAATAAAGCACCAACTACAACATGTTTTTTATGCTTAGTTAATGCTTCACAATTATCTATTAAATCTTGTATTGGATATAGAGAAACACTTTTTTTAGCTTTTTCTATAACCTTTTGATTTTTATTTACTTTTTCCATTTTATCCTCCTAATTAAGTATTCCATTTCCATAAATATGCTCCATTATAGGATTATCTTCATCTACAAAATGCTTTCTATTAAACATTACAGTTAATTGACCCTGAGTTATCATATCTGCTTCTGAATTTTCTTTTATTCCGGTAACAGTCAAGTATCTTCTTTCTTTAATACTCAAAGGAATTTTAACTTTAATAGAAAAATCATTTATTATAGTATCTAATATATTCTGTATCTGTTTTCTATTGTCACTAACAACATGACACACTAAAATTTTTTCTATATTTAGTAAACAAGGACTAATAGCTCGTTGATTTATATCTACTACTCTCCATAGTACTGACGGTGTATTAATACTATTTTTAAAACAATCTCTATATACATCAGTATTTACTAAACTTTGAGTATATTTACTTATAGCTTCTACCCATTCATCAACACTTTCTATTGAATTATCATTGTGTAACCCTATAACCTTAAAACTAATTCCTCTAGCTATAGCATCCCATTCTTCATCAACTATATCTTGACCTATAGTTCCATTAAACACAGCTGTAAAAGTTTGATTTGTTGTAGGATCTGTTATAGTTTTAAGATGTAGCGCCTTAACAACTTGCTTATATAGACTGTCCAACTTCTTAAATGTAGTTCTTTTTTCATATAACCATATTTCAATGTTACTTACAAAACTAACTGGTTTACTTTCTTCATCATCAGTCCCCTGTAATATAACTGCATATGGTTTTAATGTGTCTTTATTAGGTACATTAGGTTCATAACAGTTTGCAAGCTCTGGTATATTGTCTATTAATGCTTGTCTTATTCCTGCTCTCATTTAATCACTCCAATAATCTATAACTGTATTTTTAATTCTATCAATGTTTCTTTCTAGTGTAGGACCTATAATGGGCTTACCTTTAGTACCTGGGTGATTAACTACCTTAACAGGATGACTAGCACCTCTCCAGTACAAAGCTTTCTTATTTTTAGGTCTTATTATATGAGGTTTAGAGCCTTCCTCTAATATTTCCCCATATTCAACACCATGAGAAAGAGAAATCCTATATACCGACCCTCTATTAGAAGCTTTACCATTTATAGATTGTCTTGCATGTCCTGTTCTATCTTTCCAACTTGCATTGATCTTAGCTTCATTTTCTAACTCATGTGCAAATGTAGTAGTTAAAACAAACATACCTGCCTTTTTTCTTGCTATATGCTCTATAGCATTATCAAATGCAGACATATTAATCAATCCTTTCTAAGTCACATTGATAACCACAAATTTCGCCTTTTGATATTTGAGGATATATAGCTAATACTCTTAACTTACCATAAATACAAGTAAACTCTATAGATTTTCTACTATCAACTTTCAAGTCTACTGTATGATCCATGAGCATACCATACTTTCTAGATATATATGATGTACCTTTGGTGTCACTTGATATTTTAACTTCTGATTGCTTTTGATTATATATTCTTACTGTAAGTTCCTTTAATGTTTCTATTTCTTCAAATGCTCCATCTTTTTCAACTTTTTCATTATTTTTAATTATTATATTAGTAGGATTTAATTCTATAGTTCTTAATATGTCTCTTTTTCTCTTTTCTGGGCTTATCATAGATTTATATTTGTACTAATACCTAACATAATACTTACGTTATTTTTATTTTCGCACATTCCTTTAAATCTTTCTGAATTGCTATAAGCTATAGATACTAAATCCTTTATATTAGAAGCTTTATATGTTTCATCACCTGTTTTATACTCTGATACTTCACCTACAGAATTTTCATACTGCATAGCTTTAAGCAACCAAGCATTAGAAGCGGCGCAGTTAATACAATCCGCTTCTTTTAATATCATCTCTAGTTCTTCATCAGTAAATGTCTTTTTGTCTTTGTCATTTACTAAGAACCTTAATTTTAATATCAATTCTTGATTAGGTGTCATTTGAAATCACCTCATAAAAATAACACTCTTATGAGTGTCTTATTTTAAAGTTATTTCCTGTACATTTTCATCTATAGCAGCAAATACACCTCTATAGCAATAACCTACTATCTGACTTTCAACCATTCTTGATAAATCTGGGTTTCCTGATTCTGTAGTTAAATCTTTTTTAACTAGTTCTTTAAATCCTCTCTTACCTCTTATTAAGTAAGCTTTACCAGGTTCAACTCCTGGATAAGAATATGATTTCTTACCTACCGTTACATCCCACCCATCATAGTATATTACAGTATCTATACCAGTTATTGCAGGATATGTAGAACCATTTAACATATGCCCACCTCTAAGGGCCATTTCTATATCTATTTGGTCTGCACTTGAAGCTAGTAATATATTTGCAGGTCTTTTAGCTTTAACCGTATCCTTTTTGGCTTCTGCTAATGTTCTCCATATAGCTAACCAAGTAGGATCGCCTTCTTGTCCTTTATATGCAGTTTTATTAGCTGCTTTATATGTCGACTTCAATATTGGACTTAAATGTAAATGATTTAATAAAGCATTATAAGCTTCTCCCATAGATTTATTTAATATTTCAACCTTAAATGTTTGATTGAAATCTATCATCTGCTTAGTATATTCAAATCCTGTAGTAAATGTTTGTATCCTAGCAGTTGGTCCATGTTCTGCACTTATAGTACCAAACTTAACTTCTCCACCTTCCATATGCTCTAAGAATACACAGTTACCATATAAAGCCCAGTTCGCATCTAATACTTGAGGTAAGTTTGCATCTCTTATTGCATCATATATAGGTGTATATACTAATTGAACTTGCTCTCTACCTAACTCAACATCCAAAGTTACTTTTCTTAATAAGTCTTTCATGTTAGCGGTAGATCCAAAGGACATCATTTCTCCTAATGGCTTTTCAAGTTCTAATGTTTCCATTTCACCTTTTACCATTTTTTTTGTTACATAATCAGTTTCACCATTTGTTATAAACGGTACTTGCTCTTCTATATCTAACTTTCTTCTTTGTTCTAATAAAGTATCTTGACTTATAACTTTAAACATATCTTATTCCTCCTCTTATTGTTTTATTGTTGTGGTAATAATAAAAACCAAATTACATTATTACTATCTTTAGGTGATGTTACTTTACCTACTAATCTATTTTCAGTAGATGTAGTTGTAAATTTATTTTCTGTATCGCTCCAATATATATTATCCCCCATAGCAAAAGCTTCTGATGTAACTATATTATCTGTTTCATATTCAGCCTGTTCTATTTGAAGTGCTATCTCATCATTTTGTTGTCCATCTTGCATAGCCACTCCAAAGAATCCATCAATAAGATAAAAATTTTGAGCTTTAACAGTTTTCCCACTCGGCACTCTTATCGTTATAGATTTGCCATCACTTATCTTTGCTCTTGTTATTGCTACTTGTGTACTTGGTGTTGGTTGACCTTTAAATGACATAATATTACCTCCCTATATTCTAGTTCTCTTAACTCTTACAGAGCTTGATGAACCATTATTATTATCTTTTCTTGAACTTATACCAGGTGGTACATCCTTATGAGAATTAGATATTAAATTTTGAACTAAGTCATCTTTTAATATTGCATCTATTTCACCTGCTATAACCTCTTTAGATGCTCCTTCTTTGCACTTAATCATCTTTTTAACTAATCCCTGGGCTATTTCTCCTGTAACTTTTTCATTTATTACTTCCTTTAATGTACTATCCCAAGTTTCTTTTTGATGTTGTGTTATTGCATCATGCGCTTTTTTAGCATATTCAACTATATCCATTTCACCGCTAATACCGAATGTTTCTCTAACCTTTTCTAATGTATCTTTAGCACCCATAGAAGCTTTAACTTCTTCCATTTCTCCTGCTATAACTTCTGGTGTTAAACCTAAACCATTAACAACATCAGAATAAGTTATCTTTCCTGTTTGCAATAATCCCTTTACATTCTTTGCTAACTCATTAAATTCCATATCATTGCCTCCCATTTCTCCAGCTGGTTCATAACTAATCTTTTTAACAACTTCAATAGCATCACCGAGCTGTAATTTATTTTCTAAGATACTAAATGTTATGCTATATAATTTTGTAACTCCATTTTGTTCAAATTCAAATATAGCTGTACTATTATCGTATCTTACACTTTGTAGCCAAATATAAGATCCATTGCCATTAGCACTATATTTTTCTCTTAAAGCTTCTCTTAAATCACTTTTTAACTTTCAAAAGTTCCATCTAATTGTTCCCCGTTAGGGTCATCCATTTCCATAGCAACAATACTAGTTGGCATACCTGGTCTATGTAATGGTGTCCAATCTATAGATAATGGATTATATCCTACAACGTTCATTTCCCCCTTAGCGCCTTTCTTAAGCTTAGGGTAACCAAATATACTAACCTCTTTAATTCTTTTTGTCCTAAGCCATCTCTTTAGATTTGTAGCATCTGCATCGACTAATCCTCTGAAGTATGCCTTATCACCTTTCATTTCTGCCCCTATCCAATGTGTAACTGGTGGAACAAATTCAGTAGATACATTTTCAGGCTTTTGATGTCCTAAAAAACCATTTAATGTATATTGTTTAGTATAATCAACTATATCCTGTAAACTTTTTGTAGTATAATTCCATCCTCTTTTTGATTTAGTAGCAGGTATCTCAACTACAACTTCTAATGGATCATCGTCTGCAGCTTTTAAAGATTCTATATCTACACCAGAGGATAAAGGTATATCAGAAGGTTTCATAGATGATAAAATTGCATTAACCGAATCCATTTCTCCATTTATAATGTCAGCCATTTCACCGTAAGGTATATTCACAAACATATTATCAACTCCTTTCTTTGCAAAATAAAAAGACGTATATAACGTCTACTTCTAAGCAATATTTTTATATATATTTTGATACCATGCTTCTAAACTTGGCTCACTCATAGGATTTTTATTCCACCTCTTTATCCTTTCAACTAAATCTTTAGGTTGTTCATTGACAGTTAAAACAACACATAAACAATGAGGATGAAATGGGTAACTAGGAGCACTATCTATAGGATAAACTCCTATCCCTAATCCATAAGCATCTGTACCTGTTATATCATCACATATATCTTGTTTAGGATGACTTTTAGATAGTATATATTTAACGCCTTTAGTTCCAGGATTAACTTTAGCCGATACTAAAACACCTTCACCGTATGCTGCAGTCATTTCAGTTCTAGCTAATCTTAAAGCTTCATAACTAACATCTTTAGGTATCCTATTACCTATTCTTTTAATCATATTAGGATAATTATCTACTAAAGTTTGTTTGCCCTTTAAGACATACTGGTCTAACATTCTAGCTGTCTTAACACAGTCTTGACCTTCTGCAACCGCAGTTTGAAGTATCTTTGTTATAGTATCTCTATACTTAATATTCTTTGACCAAATCTTATCAGATAAAAATAATCCATCTCTTGATCTGGACCAGTAAGCTTCTAAAGTTCTTGTATTAAGATCATGAAATATCTTTTGAATAATTGGTTTACTTAGCTTATTTACACCTGCAGTTTCTACAGCTTTAATTAAAATAGATTTAGAGTAGTTTGTTGCAACTTCTACATTTCGCTTTAAATAATCTTCAAAGTTAATAGTAAGTTGCTCATTTAATAACTCTATCTCCTTATTTAATTGCTTCAATAAACGCTTTAACTTTTGTTCATTGAACTTTGATATACCTTCATTCTTAAGCTCTTTAGTTATCCTCCTAGTTATATCTATATACATTTTCTTTATTTCTTTATCTTGTCTAAGTCTTAAATTTATGAAATCTCTTCTAGCTTCTAAAGCCCATTTCTTATACTTACCTGCAGTAGTTGTAATATCTAATACCTCTTTGTTCATTACTCATCATCCTCGATACTATCTATTACCTTCTTTATATCGTCAGATTCATCATTAAGTCCAGATACATCATCAAGTCTATATCTAAGCATCTTAGTCTTAATTATCTTTTCTCTTTCTCCTATTATTTCAGGATCATCACTTATATAACTACTCATTGTGTCTATGTACTGAGCCAAGAAGTTTACTGCAGCTTCTTCTGATATAATTCCACTTTCTAATGACTTTGATATAGCATTACTTATCTTTTCTAAAGTCTCTGCTGATTCTTTTTCATCTTTAGGGTTTATTTCGTCCCATCCTATAGTTACATCATAACTAGAGTATTTATATCCTGTAGAATTAGAACTCATTATAAGTACCATTCTAGATAATAATTGCCATTGTTCTGTAAACTGTTCTCTTTTCCTTCTAATTTTATTAACCATAATAGGCATTTGCTCTTTTGTAGAAGCTAGAGAACTAGGAGTATGAACTCCAAATACAAACTCTGGTGTCTCTGATATATCAACTATACAGTAGAATAATAACTTTAATAAAACTTGTGCATCACCAGTAGAAGATTTTACTTCTAAAAATTGTGCATCCTCACTGTCAGTTAAGAATAATATTTCATGGCCATCTAAATTAATTTGCCCACCTTCTTTAGCAAACTTAACAGGATCATCAACACCGAAGTTATTTCTTAAAAATCCTGCAACATCCTTAAGCTTCATTTTTAACTTAGGTGTGCTATGCATTTTACTACCTTTTAGAGCATGTAACATTACATCATGATAAGCTTTAACATATGGCTCTATAGGTTCTATATCACTTTGTCCATACTTTAAAGTTTCATCAGGCTCATTCTTAAAATGAATTATAGGGATAAATCCCCAGTTATTAGGATATGTACCAGGTTCTAATCCTTCTGGTGCATCTCCCTCTATTTCTACTACTCTATCTTCTGCAGTTATTATTTGCTTTATCTTACACTTTTTATTATTACCTTCTATATCCTTCCACTCATTATCAGTTTCTAATATATAAGCTATAGGATCTTTTGTAGTTGGATCTAATATAATATCCTTAACTTCATCAGGCGCTATAAAGTTATATATTATTCTAGTTTGTTTATCTGGATACAAAGGATTTACTCTTTCTTCCCTAGTAAGCCATACATAACAATCACCAAGTTTTAAAGCATTAGTATGTGTCTTTAACATCTTTGATGTATTATCTAATGCAAATTCTTCTAAAGTAGCATTAGCTTCTTCATCTTCTATCTGAAAGTGAGGTACACCCATAAATCCTACAGTGCTATTTATGATAGGTTTAATAAAAGCAGCTCCCAGCTTATAGGATTGATTTTTATTTTGATACAATTCTCTAGCTAGTGAATAGTCAACTCTAGAACTATCAAGCTTATAAGTTCCTGTACTATTACCAGAAATCCTCATTTCACCTGTAGCTTTTCTAAATAATTTAGCTATATAATTTATTAACCCCATATTCTCCCTCCTTTCAGTAAGCTTAAATCATCATTGCCATTTTCTGCAAACGAATATATAACTGCATCTGCTCTATCTGGTGATTCGCCTATTCTCTTTTTCATTTCTTTTTTACTTTCAATTTGTATCTTACCTTTACTATCTACACTATATTTTCTATTAGATAACTGTTTAATAAGCTTGTCATCACATGGTAATTGAATAGATGGCTCATTACCTTGTAAAAAATTACTAAAGTTAGCATCTAATTCTTCTCTTATTACATCCCACATTTCAGAAGCTTTATTATAATATTTATCTTTTTCTATAGCATTAGATCCATTTTGTATAGGTATTATTTCATAACCTAACCTTTGTTCTCTAACGACTTCTTTGAGTCTGTCAGTAACACCAGCACCTAAGCCATCATCATCGTTTTTTATTTTGACTCTATTAACTTGCGGATACAATGCTTTAAATTTATCTGCTGTTCTTAATATACAGCCTACAGTTTCCATTGTGCTTTGCTTAGAGTATGTTTGTAAGTCAAATACCTTTCCACCTATCCTAGGAGCTATTATGGTCTCATCATCACCATACCTAGCTATATCTGTTCCTAAGTGTAAAGTATAATCTGATGATATATCAATTTGTCTTGTGGTTGCATGTTCTACAAGCTCTAAAGATATTAATGAATCTGATTCACCTTTTGGGAACTCCCCTAGCACTCTTACTCTCCATGGATCAGAGCCTTCATGATATTTCCTTCTAAGCATTTCTATATTTTCCTTTGATGTTCTAGGACTATCCATAGAAGATACTTTAAAAGTTTTATATAGGTCTCTGTCCCTATTATGGCTATCGTAAAAAGTACCTGATGTTCTAGTTGGGTTTCCACACATAAGAAGCTTATTTTCTGCTCCTGATAGAGTACCTAATATAGCTTCCATTATAGGATCGGCTACTCCTGAAGCTTCATCAACAACAAATAACATATAGTCTTCATGAAAACCTTGCATATTTTCAGGTCTAGTTGCAGTTTTAGCAGTTGCCCACCAACGTTCACTATAACCCTTCATATATATCTTTGTCTTAGTCCATTCTAAAAACTTTTCTACATGAGAACCTACTAACCATTTAGCCACTTCGGCCCACAATACATCATAAAGCTGTTGCTTAGTTGGTGCAGTAGCAATAACCTTAGGAAATGGTCTAGTAAGTAAATACCAGGTTAAAGCAATACTTTCTAGTCCTGTCTTACCTACACCTTGTCCTGACCTTATAGATACTTTAGGATGTTGTGCTAATGCCATTAATACATCTTGTTGCCACTTATCAGCTTTAAACCCTAACATATCTTCTGCAAACCATACAGGGTTATCCCAGTAATCATCAAGTAATGTAAGTAAAGAATTATCCATCGTTGCTACCTCTTTCTTTTCTTCTCTTGGCTATTTCCATTAATGTATTAGCCCAATTTTCACCACTCTTGTCCTTAGAATCACCTTTCATATTACTTATGTCTAGCTTAAGTTTTTCTATACGTATCTTCTGTTCTTCTGTAACTAAGCTCCAGTTAGCATTAATCATAGTATCATATTGCTTTATTAATGACCTTAATTCTCCCATTGCCCTACTTTGCGCATTTAAGAAAGTTGCGTTTCTGTCCCAAGCAAATTGAAGCTCATACTCCATTTCTTCTCCATGTTCACTAGATTTAATTTTCTTAAGCTCTCTAGCCATATCATCTTTATCTCTGACATACATTATCTTTTGTGCTCTTATGATAGCTGCATACTGAATTGTTATTTGCTCCCACAGTATATCAAGTTGATTTTTCTCAACTATATTTTCCATCAGTTCAAGCGTTTCTTCTGGTAGATACTTAGAAAAAAATCCAAACTTTTCTGCATTTTTATTCCCTTTAGGAGCACCATGCCCTACTGCATTTTTATTTTTTAAAGGTGCACCCCCTGTATTTTTAGGTGCACCCTTATTTCTTTTTTCTTCTGCCCACTTATATCTTTTAATCCAAGACTTTAAGGTATTAATAGATATGTTATATTTATCGCATATTTCCTTTTGTTTAAGACCTTTGATATAATTTTCTTTTATTCTTTCTTTTACACTTTCCATATCACCACCTCATTTGTTTGTTTTGTAAAATAAAAAGAACCCTATTTCTAGAGTTCCATCTATGTTTTTATATACTTTGATAATGATTGTAGTTTATATAATAAAATATTCGAGTTTTACTCCAATATTCCTTTCTTTTATTTATTTATTTCTTTTTTACCATTTTACCAACATCGGCAATATGGTCAAACTTAGGTTTAGTTTTCATTTCTCTATCCAATTCTCTTAACTTTTCATCTTCTAACTCATGAATCATCTTAATAACTTCATCTGCATCCTTCCAGACCTTAGTCATATTCCTCACCTTTTGAATATATTTAAACATAAAAAAAGACTTACGAAAAATTCATAAGCCTTTCTTAATGCTCGACAGAAACTTAAATAATAACCTTTGAAAACGTAGCTTACTAAAAAGGCTACTCCTTTCACCCCAATAAGGCATTATTTTTTATATTTGGTGCAAGTTGCAGGAGTTGCACCTGCTATACTTTTACTTGCCCGTTGACAGGCGAAGAGGAGAAACGCCTGTCCATTTTTAAAATATACTTTGAAAGGGAATAGTGATTTAGTAGATTTACTACTTTACCACAATACTATTTTCTCATATATTAAATCTTAATATCGGTATAAAAACGGGAATTATATTTTATATTGCTAACATGTCAAATAAGTTTGGTTCTTCTTCTTTAAATACTTTACTACCAAACAACTCTACAGCTATACTTTTTATAGCTTGATTTTTATATTTTCTCAATGTTTTTTCGTCATGGTATAATTCTTGTGCCATTTCAGTCCAACCCATACCTTCAAAATATCTTAACTTTATAGTTTGTTTTCTTGTAGGTTCTAAATTATTTATTGCTCTTTCTAATGTATTCTTCAGCTTTTTTTCTTTATAAGCTTCAATCTCAAGATCTTGTATATAAGAAACAATATTTATAACTTTATCTTCTGTTTGTTTACTTACGTTGTTTGTAGGTGATGTTTTTATATCATCATATCTTATAGCCCTAATAGATAATATGTCTCCTGCTTTAAGTTTTTTTATGTCATATTCTAATGTATTTATATGATATTGCATTTCTTTATAATTATATAAAAGCTTCTCTGTAAATTTAAAACAATCTTTTTCTAATATTTCATTACTCATAATATATTCCCCCTTATAAAGTTATATTGATTCTATTGTCACTTCTATACTTGCTTCTTCCGCATATTCTTTCTCAGCTAATATTGCATAAATATATCTATCATCCTTAAATGCTATCTTATTAAGTCCATCAAGTACACTTTTGATATAATTATCAATATCAGCTTTAGTCGGTCTTATTTTACCTTCTAAAGCGTCTATTCTTTTCTTTTTGCTGTAGCTCTTTGGTACTTCAAATTTAAACTTCATTCTTATTCTTATATAATTATCATCAAAGTAATGCCTAGCTCCATATGCTAAAGATACTATATTCTCAAATATCCTCGTCTTATCATCTGTAAAAGCTCGTCCTGTATTTGTGTTAAATCGAGGACGCGACTTAGGTACTGGTGCTGACGGAATTGTAAAATCAACTCTCATACTCATTCTCCTATTTCATTAATTAATTTCTGAAATTTATTCTTCAAATGTAGTCTAAAATTCAAATCCTTTTTCTATATTAAACTTATTTGTTCTGTAAGCTCACTTTTACTTAACAACTGATTAAATACTTCATATCCTACCCAATTTTTATTCTCCCATATTCTGCATGAATATAAATCTAATGCATATTTGTGAGCTTCATCCTCCGTATTAATCCAAGCTAAGTAGTCTAAGCTATATTTCTTTAATCTATTAAATATATCAGTTTCTAGTTTTACCTTAACTTGTTGCAATACTTTATCTTTCCAAACATCATAATCATAGTGCTTATGATCTGTTACTACTGTTGTATGATATGTATGTGTAACCTTATCTTTACCTGCACCTATTTCTACATGCCTTTCAGACCTGCCTATTGTATATTTACATCTTAAATTCATATTCAATCTCCTATTTTCATTCAGTTATCATTATCAATACATCTACCGAGAGCGACCATTAGTTGACCTCGGTCGATACCAAATTATTGTTTTATTACCTTATTAGTTCTTTTCTAGTTTTAATAAAAATAATGTCTTTATCTTTTATATTATGCTTACTTACAAAGTGATTCATTTTTGGGTAATCTAAGAAAAATCTATCAATAACAGTTTTACTGTCTAATCTAACTCTAATCCAAAATTTATGTTTCATTAAACTAAATCTCCCTTTTATTATCTGATTTCTCTTAAAAACTTTATTTTAATGAGAATTATCTATCTCATTTAAAGATTTCAATGCCTTAACATACCAAATATTATCTATATCTATATCGCTTATATCTTTTAATTGTTGTTCGTTTTTTATTATTCCCCACCAACTTTGACAACCAAATATTATTTCATTAAATTCAAATACAAATATAGCTGGATTAAGGTCATAAGAAACATTTAACTCATTTGTATTTGAATTATGAGAGATTATATTTCCTATAGGTAATTCTCCTAAATATATTCCTAAATAAGTTTTCCCACCATACTTTTCATTGCAAGGTCTTATTTTTACAAATTTACCCTTATCTTTATCTCTCCATCCAGAAGTATCAGTATCTACGTTTATTTTAGACACTTCTATAGGATATTCTATATATTTACTCTTATAATTCTCACATACAAAGTTTTTTGTAAAATCATATGGTTTATCAAAAAATCGAGCATCACTTTCTTCTACACATTCCTCATCTATTACTTCTTGTATTAATCTTTTATATTCTTCATTTTCTGATAATATTGTGCATCTATCAAATAAATCATCTTTTTTACAATTCTTACAACATCTTTTTTGATTACTCATAACTCACTCCTCTTTCCTTTAAAAGTTTTATTTTAATGAATTTTATAAAATAATATTTTCAATCTTTGCTCTTTCTTCTAAAGACCTTTTATAGTTCTCCATATGTACTAATTGAGTATATAATACTTCATATGAACAAGAAGGTGTAAATGCAAGTGTTCCTTCTTTATACTTTTCTAACATATTAGATAATCCATTTATTCTTATATCCAATTGAAAATATTCTGCTCTAAATCTTTCTTTATAGTTTTCACTATTCATCATTTCTACTGTATCTATTAATTTCATATTTTCCTCCTATTTTAAATACTTGCTCAATTTATCCATGTCATGACCATTTGTACTCATTATCTTTGATGTTCCTTTTATTCCCAAATCCAATGCTCCCAATATTTCTTTTACATCTTCTAAAGAATTTATCTTATCCGTATCTATTTTAAATACCCTTTCAACATAATCTGTATCAATAGCACATGTTATCCAATTCTCGTTTAAGTTATCTTTCATGACTTCCTCCTAATTTCTATTTAAAATACTTATTAATTCTTCTTTTTGTATTAAACTTAAACTATAAATCTTTTCTATTTCTTCCTCCCACTTTTTAGGAATACTTCTCCTTCCTGTTTCTACCATTGATAAAAAAGATGGAGTTACATTTAATTTTATAGCCATATCTTTAAGTAGTTCTTCATTATCTATTCTCAACTTTCTTAAGAATTTTCCAAATTCAGTAAGTTTCATAATTTCCTCCTAACTTTATTTTTTAGATTCCAAACCACATATATAATCCATCTCCTGATGGGTACTTTATAGTTTTAAAATATATCTCAACTTCTTCTATTGTTAATTCTCTTGATTCTCTACATTCATTGCATTCTAACCATTCTTCATTATATTCAGATGACCCATTTTCACACCAAGTCATTTTCTTACCACATTTTTTACAACTAAAAGGCTCTCTTTTCATATTTATCATTTCCTTTAAATTTTTGATTTTAATCAGAATATTAATGAATAAATGTCCTAAAATTGTCTCAAAGGACATTTATTTGTACATTCTAAAACTCCTCTTTAGTTAGTTGGTACCGAAATCAATTTCGGTACCAAATTTATTAAAGTATATCCATTAATACATCTTCTATTTCATCTATCATTTCATCATCATTAATATCGTTGTAATCTAAAAATTCTTCTATTCCAAATACACCATTAAGTCTATTAAGTATCATACTAGCTATATTTCTATGATCATATCCATTTACTTCAATATCTTTTCCTAGCATCTGCACAACATCTCTAGCTTGTCCTGATATATATTTAACTCTTGCTTTACTATCTATTACTGCTCTATCTCCAACCTTTACAGTAATAGCGCTTCCTCCTACCGTTTTAAGCGTAAAATCTTCAGTTATTTCTATTTCTTGACCTATTTTATATTTCATAATATCCTCCTATTAAAACCCATCTTTTGTTTGCACTAATAACAAAGTATCATAACACTTTGAACTAAGTTATTATTAATCGAAACACAAGTTGAAAATTTTATATCTAATTCATATCCTTTATCTTGAAATTCTTGAAGATACTTATTAAATTCTTTTTGGAATACTTCACAATCTTCATTTGAAATAACTCTATATTCTCTTATAACTTTCATAACTTCACCTCTTAAAATATGTTTTTTATTTTCCTATACGCTCTGGTAATACTCCTGTTTTCAAGTAATGATCTAACTCTCTCTTATTTAATTTATAATTTTTAACTTCATTTGAGTTTTCATCCTTATAATCATATTTTAAGCTAATATCATGTCCCCAATCTGAGAGTAATTGATTAGAACCTTGTTTTATAAAATCATCTTTAAGCTTCATTTTCTCCATCCTACTTTTTATATTTTCTAGCTGCAATAGCCAGAACATCTAATGCTCCAACTACTGCAACTATTATAAGAATTAATATTAATAAATCTTTCATAACTGCTCCTATCTTCCTTGATATGTAGCACCGCATTTACATTGATATACTATCCCTAGTGATGTTAGAAGCTTGTACACTATTCCTCCGCAGCGTTCACATTTTTCTGCATATGCTCC